GATCATTCAGGCCCCGCAGAAGCGGTATCTGAATATCTTTCTTGCTGCCGGTGAAATGAAGGCCGTGTTAAAGTTGCACAAGAAAGTTGAGAAGTTTGCCCGCGAAATGGAGTGTGACTTCATGCAGGCGACGGCCCGGAAGGGCTGGGAGAAGTTCAACCCTGAGTATGGGTGGAAGACCACGCATACGGTTTATCAAAGGGAACTGACATGAGCGGTGGCGGTGGAACACAGACGGTCGTGAACAAGACCGAAATCCCGCAGTGGGTGCAGGAAGCCGGGCAGCGCAATCTTGCTGCGGCTTACGATGTTTCCCGCAACCTGCAGGGTCCGTATGAAGGGCAGCGTGTCGCCTCGATGACGCCGGGGCAGATCAGCACCATCGGAGCTATTGCGAACAACTATGCACTGGCCCAGCCTGCCTATGCCTACGCGCAGCAGATGGCCGCACAGGCTGGCGGGTATCAGCCGACGCAGGTGTCTGCTGGTCAGCTGTCCTCCACTGACCTGTCGCCATACATGAACCCGTACACGCAGTCCGTCCTGCAGACCTCGCTGGACACGTTGAACCAGCAGCGGTTGGCCGGTCTCAATCAGGCTTCCGATGCCGCCATCAAAGCCCGTGCTTTCGGTGGCTCTCGTCAGGCGATCCAAGAGGGCATCGTGAACGCTGCAGCCCAGCAGCAGGCGGGTCAGCTGGCGGCGAACCTGATGTCGCAAGGCTACTCGCAGGCGCAGGCGGCAGCGCAGGCTGACATCGCTCGCCAGATGGAGGCTGCCCGTCTCAATCAGGCTGCCGGGATTACCGGGGCGCAGCTGGGCCTCACTGGCGCACAGACCCTTGGTGGACTTGCTGGTGCTGGTCAGGAAGCCTTCCTCACCGGGGCGACTGGTGCGCTGGCTGCTCAGTCTGCTATCCAGCAGCAGCAGCAGGCGGAACTGGAAGCGGCGCGTCAGGCGTACACAGAGCAGCAGCAGTTCCCGTTGACGCAGTTGCAAATCCCGCTGCAGGCTCTCGGCGTCACCCCGTATGGTCAGACCAACACGCAGACTGGTCCCGGTCCTTCTGGTTCCGGCCTGCTGACGGGTCTGGGTGCGGCTGCCTCGGCTGCCTCGATCCTCTCGACGCTGGCGTCTCTGTGATCGACACTGCGATACAATTCTCAGGCGGCAAGGACAGCCTTGCCTGCCTTTATCTGTACCGTGAAAAATGGGATACCACATATGTGGTATGGCTCGACACGGGAGCCGCGTACCCTGAGATGGTCGAATACATGGAGGGATGGAAGAAGCGGCTTCCTCACTTCATCCATGTGAAATCCGATCAGCCCGGCAACGTGCGTGAGCGTGGCTGGCCTGTCGATGTGCTGCCGATTGAAAACACGCTGATCGGCAAACTGATAACTGGGAATGAAGGTCCGCTAATGCAGTCGCATCTGGACTGCTGTGCGGCAAACATCTGGATACCGCTGTACAATGCCTGCAAAGGGTTGGGCATCCGGTATCTGGTGAAGGGGCAGCGTGGCAACGACCGTCGCAAGTCCACGGCGGTGCATGGTCAGGTTGTTGACGGCATCCAATATGTCATGCCGATCCAAAGCTGGACCGAGCAGCAGGTATTTGAGTACCTCAAGGAAGTCGGGGCTGAACTGCCCCCGGGTTATGGGGCAGGCGAGAAAACAGGCCGCGACTGCTGGAACTGCACGGCTTATCTGGATGACAACCGGAAACGGATATACAATCTGCCGGAGGATCGGAAGGCCGAGGTGCTGCGGCGTCTGGCGATAATTAACAGCGAAATCGAGAAGCAGCGACATGACGTATGAGGAACTGCTACGTCGCATTGCCCGGCTGGAAAGCGGCGGCAATCCGATGGCACAAGCAAAGACGACGACGGCTGGTGGCCTGTACGGGTTCACCGACCGCACGCTTGCTGGCGTCCTTAAGCGCATGGACCCTGAAACCTACGGCGGCATGTCGCAGGCTGATCTGGCAAAACTGAAGTTTGATCCAGAAGTATCCGGGGCAGCTGCGAAATACCATCTGCAGAACGACATCGTGCCTGCATTGCAGAAGGCGGATGTGCCGCTCAGTGCTGGGTCTGCCTATGCTGGCTGGTTCCTTGGCCCGCAGGGAGCCGCAAAAGCCTATCAGGCCGATCCTTCGACGCGCATCGCAGACCTGTTTCCTGACTACATCAAACCAAACGCAGGCATAAAGTTTGAGGGGAAACCGTTTGCCGAGTGGGATGTCGGCACGTTTCAGCGGTGGGCAGACACCAAGGCTGGCTCGATGCCTGTCGATGGCTCTGCTTCCATGTATGCCGCAAGCAAGGCCGCACCGGCTGCAGGTCAGCAGACATGGGCTGAGTTTGGTCAGGGGCTGCTTGGCGGCGCGACTGGCGGGCTGCTTGGCAAGTCTGCCGTCCCGTCCAGCATGGGCATCGACACTCGCAAGTATGCCGCGTCGAATGAGCCCGGCTTCTCTGGTGAGGCTGGCAAGGAAATCCAGTCGGCTGCGACCGGCTACGGGTTCAAGGATTATGCGCCTTCGACGGGATCGACGGCGACACAGATTGCCGGTCTTGCCAGTCTTGGCAATGCTCTAATGGCTGCAGGCGCACCGAGGCAGACTTGGACGCCGGGTGCGGCTGCTCCTGTTCATCGTGGTCAGTGGCGAGACGATCTGTTCGCCGGATTGTTGGGGTTATAAAATGGCTGTCAGAGACGAAATCGCCGCACTGTACCAGAGCATCCTTGGTCGCCCGGCTGACGAGGCTGGTCTGAACTATTTCACCAACGCCGTCACGTCCGGCGCTGGTACCCTGTCGGATGTCGCCCGTGACATGCGAGCTTCTGCCGAGGCGCAGGGTCTGCTTGGTGATCGTGTTGCTCCGCCCGTTGGTGCCGTACCTCCGACGCCTGTTGCTCCGACGACCGGCCTCATGGGTGGCACGGCTGCTCCTGCCGCCACGGCTGGCATGTCAGCCGATGCGGCCCGCAGTTTTGTCTCCGGCCTCTACGGCTCCAGCCTTTACCGGCAGCCTGACGCAGCTGGCCTTGCTTACTGGTCTGACTTGCTGACGAGTGGCAGGGCTACGCCTGCGGAAGTGCGCCAAGGCATCCTCGGCTCTGCGGAAGCGCAGGGAGCCTCTGCTGGCGTGCGTCCGGTTTCGTTTGGCTCGCAGGCTGTGGGCGGCAATGTGTACGAGATGGCGCAGTACGATGCTCCCCGCAACCTGCCGCCGTCGATCCAGAACGCCTTCCAGCAGTCTCTGCAGTATCAGGCGGCGCTCCCGTACATGATCCCGCAGTTCAACCCGGCTGACATTCCTGCTACGTATCAGCAGATCGCTGGTCCTCGGCAGCGTCTGGACATCAGCAACATCCAACTGCCTGAGTGGCTGAAGGCTGCGGCTGCCAAGGATGCCGAGCGTTCCGATAAGCTGGTGGATGCTGAGGTTGCCGAGAAGACCGGCGCTGCGGTGACGCCTGCTGTAGCACCTGCGACCACTGGTGGCGTGACGACCGTTTCGCCTGCCACCACGACGGCGGGCATCCCCGACTGGATCGTCAACACGTATGCCAGTGCGCTGGGCCGCGCTCCAGAAGCGGCTGGCGCTGCTTACTGGAACCAACAGGCGACGGCAGGCGTGCCGATTGCTGACCTGATCGCCACCATTCAAAGCTCCCCGGAAGCGATGGCCTACAAGGGCGGCGGTCTTCTCGGGAAATAGCAGCGATCCTGCTGCATGTGAGGAGAGAAGCATGTTTCATCTGGACAAAGACAATTTGGTTGCCAACCCGCCCGTGTGGCTGGCTGACATCTACAAGAGCAAACTTGGTCGTGGTGTCGATCTGGAAGGCGCGGCATACTGGCTCGGCGTTCACCACGGAGGCCAAACGATCAGCGCCATCGAGGATGGCATTGCTAACAGCGACGAAGGCCGGGCGTATGCACTGGCGCACGAGAAGGACTGATTAACATGGCTGACGGCGACTTTCTTGGCGGACTGTTTGGCGGCGTGAAGGATGCCGGTTCCGCTCTTTATGGTTTGCTTGGTGGTCCGTCTGGAACGCCGTCAGCCGGCAACACGCCGACCGACATCATGCAGCAGCTGTCTCCCGAGGAGCAGCGCCGCCTGACTGCCTCGACGCTGGGTCAGCTGGGCGCAACGCTGCTTGCTGCAGGGCAGAAGCAGATGCCTGCTCAGAGGGCGCAGGCTCTCGCGCAGCTGGGCAACATCGGCCCGAATATTGACATGCAGCTGCAGCGTGCGGTTGCCGTGCGTAACCAGCAAGAGGCGCTGCGTCGGCAGAATGAGCTGTTCCCGATGCAGAGAGAGATGCTGCAAGGTCAGATCACGCAGCAGCAGCAGCAGCTGGCTATGCAGCGGCAGCAGATGGCGCTGCAGCAGATGAAACTGCAGCGTGATATTCAGTTTCTTGAAAGTCAGGGGCTCGACGCATCTGGTGCGCGTGAACAACTGCGCGTCATACAGCAAATGGGCGGCGGAATACCGGGCGGCGTTCCTGCCGGTGGAGCCGGTGCGCCTGCTCCTGCGGGTTCGTCTCCTGCCTTGGCTGCCGGGGCGTCTATCGCTCCCGGTGCAGCGGTTCCGCAGCAGGGCATCGGATACACGCCGTCTCAGGCTGCCCGTGAGGAGCAGGTTACAGAGCCGGGCTTTACGGCTGATATGGGTGGCGCTGCTGTTCCTACCCCGCAGCAGGCTGCACGGATGGCTCCGGGCAACATCTTCGCCAATCTGATCTATTTGGACCCGAACCGTGTTTCGGCTGAGATTGGTCGCGCGGAAGACAAGCAGGCGGCGTATGCAAAGCTGCTTGAGGAGAACGAGAAGGCAAAGCAGGAACAGTTCAAGTTTGAACGCGATCTTGCGAAAGAGTTCCGCCCGACTGCTGAACGCTTCCGTGAAATCCAGAAAGGCATACAGACGATGGGCGGCCTCGCCAGCAACGCCACTGGTGTTTCTGACTCCGCGCTCATCATTGCTCTGTATAAAATCTTCGATCCGAGTTCAGTCGTCTCGACAAACGAGTCCGGCCAGATCATGTCGGCAACCGGCAAGGTCGATGATGCGTTCAAGAAACTTGCAAACGCGGTTATCACTGGCGAGCGCCTGACGCCGAAGCAGCGTGAAGACATCATTCAGGCTGCCAAGTCTCGCTTCAAGGCGGAGTACGAGGATTACGAGCGCACCTTCGATGCCGAGAACAAGAAGGCTCTTGGATACGGCGTCAATGCTGTTCGCACGGTTCAGGATGTGCGTGATCCGGCTGTCGTGCAGGAAGTGCAGCGTGATCGCGATATAGATCGTGCTTCCAAGACTATCTCGGCGAAGGATGTCCTGTCGCTGGATATGGAAGGTCTTGGGATGCTCCGTCCTGAAATGATGAGCAAGGCTGCCAAGGACGCATACAAGGCTCGCGTCCAGATGCTTACGCGCCCGGCTGAACTTCCGGCTGGCGTCCCGCAGGAGCAGGTGCAGGGGCCGATTGATGTTCGCCGCTCTGGTGTCTTGCAGTCGCAGCGGCTCTATCAAACGCTGCAGCCGCGTGAGCGTCGTCCTGAAGATAACATGCCGCTGTATTGAGGTTCATCATGGCAGAAGAAAGCGCACTCGACATTCTGAAGAAGTATCGCGCGCCTGCCGCCGATGCAGGGGAAGCACGCGATCAGGCTGCTATTGCGGCCCAGATGCGCTCGCGAGCCGGATTGCCTGAGCAGTCGTCGTTTCTCAGCGACGTGCTGGGCCGTCAGCTGATCGGCCAAGGCGTCCTGATGGGCGCTGGTGACGAGGCAGAAGCGGCTGCCCGATCCCTTGCTCGCGGCACCCGGTACGACGATGAACTGGCATACGTGCGCCAGAAGAACGCCGTGACCCGTGCCGAACGTCCGTATTGGAGCATGGGCGCAGAGGCCGTTGGCAGCCTTGCACCTGCTATCGCGGCGACCATTGCCTCCGGTGGCGCGGCTGCTCCTGCGGCTGCTGCCCGTGTCGGCGGTCTGGCCGGGCAGATCGGTCGCATGGCTGGAACCGGCGCTACGGTTGGTGGCGTTCAGGGTGGCGTCGAAGGCTTCCTGAAAGGCGAGGGCGGCGCTGCTGCCCGTCTCGACAAGGCTGCCGAGGAGGCCGTGACTGGCATGGCGCTTGGTGGCGCTATTGGCGCGGCGATACCTGCTGGCCGGGCTGCATATGGCGCGTTTGCCCGTCCTCCCGAGCAGATGGCTGCCAACGTGCTTCAGCGGTCGCTGCAGCAGGAGGGCATGACAGTCGATGACCTGCTGCGTGCTTACCAGCAGCGTCAGGCGACAGGGGTGAAGCCGGAGATCGCATCTGAAGTTCTGCCGCCCGGCAGCGCATTGGAGGCGCAGGCTCGCCTTGTTGCACAGACGCCGGGGGCGCAGAGAGCAGGCATTGGTGAGCAGCTGATGCAGCGTTCGCGCGAGCAACCGGCTCGTCTGGAGGAGGAGTTTGCGCGGGCAGTCGGGCAGCAGAAGAACATCTTCGCCTCGCTCGATGAGCTTGCCGCCACGCGCGCCGAGGTTGCCAAGCCGCTTTATGCGAAGGTCGATCCGATGGTCGCCCGGTCGGATGAACTCGATAGCCTAATTAAGAAGGTGCCGAACAACATCTTCGGCGAGCTTGAGGCTGTGGCAGACATCCGAGGCGTTAACCCGGCGACGATTATCAAGCGCAACGAGAAGAACGCCAGAGAGATCGCCCGAGATTACACGTTCGCCGAGGTCGATACGATCCAGAAGGCTCTGGATGACGCGGCGTCTGCGGCGTACCGGGCTGGCAAGGGAAACCTTGGCGGCGAGCTGAAGGGGTTGCGCGACGACATTCTGTCTGCCGCCGAGAAGCAGAGCGCCGACTATAAGCAGGCGCGAGCCATCTGGTCCGACACCCGCGCTGCCGAGCGGCAGATGATGGAAGGTCAGAAGGTTTTCAAGACGCGGCCTGAGTTGATCGAGAAGTCTGTCAAAGGAATGTCGCCGTCTGACAAGGACGCATATCTCGTCGGTGTCTTTGATGCCTTCAATGGCGTGCTGACTGGCCGCGTGGTTGGCGAAGACGTCACGCGAGCCTTCCGCACGGGCAAGGCAAAGCAGCAGATGGAGGCAGCCATCAAGGCTGCATGGAACGATCCCACCGAGGCAAAGCGGATCACGGACAACCTGTTCGAGAACATCGAGCGGGAAGCCCGGATGTCGGCATCCAAGAACAAGCTGCTTGGTGGCTCGCAGACAGCGCAGACGATGCTGCAGGCTGAGGGCAACCTTGCCGCCATGAGCCCGCTGGCTGGCATGGCTGCCGATCTGGCTAGTGGCGCTCCTGCAATGGGTGTCATTGGCCGGGCAACTCAAGGTGCCGCGCAGGCATTGCAGAAGGGCGCTACGGCTGCCCGTCGCGAGGCCACCAATGAGCAGCTGCGGAAGGTGCTGTTCGCGCAGTCCGAGGCTGACCTGCGGCGTGAACTGGAAGCCATGCAGGCGCTGCTGCGTGCGCGCGGGCAGTATAGTGCGCCGAGCGGCCCGGCTGCCTTGGTGCCGGGTCTGCTGGGTGGCGCGCTGAACCAGTAACCTGTCAAAAACTCGACACCATTAACCATATTCCAGTGCAGCCTGCGGAAATTATCCACAGGCTGCATTTTTTTGTTTGCAATCCTGTGTACGTGACGTATTCTGTTTACATGGTGATTCGGTTGGATCACCGGCAACGAGGAGAACGACGATGATTGACCTGACCGCCCGCACCGCCAAGTTCGCCAACAACTACGGATACAGCGACGTTTATCCTTATGAGATCGTCCGCGTGGTCAGCGACAAGACGCTTGAGGTCCGCGAGATGAAAGCCATCCGCGACCCTAACTGGAAGCCTGAGATCATCCCCGGCGGCTTCTCCGGCCACTGCACCAATCAGGACGAGCAACGCTGGATCATCGAGAGCGACTTCGACCGCCCGGTTCGCCGCATCCGCCTCGGCAAGAAGGGCTGGAAGGACAAATACGGTTCCCGCTTCAGCCTTTCAGAAAAGCCCCGCAAATTCCACGATTACAACTTCTGAAACACCGGGGAGCTTCGGCTCCCCACCTTTCACCTGACGAGGAGGACACCATGCTTAAAGAAGCCATCTACGAAATCCTGAACGTCTCTGCCGCACTCAGCGTGGTGGCGTTTGTCCTGATCCTCTGCCTCGCGCTGGCGTGATGGACTGGCCTCTGACAATCGCGCTGGCTCTGTTCCTGTTTCTGCCAGCGTTCATCCTGATCGCCGCAGTCATCATGGGGGTTCGTGATGCTGACAAGAAATCCGATAGAGATACGTGAGGAGCATAAAGGCTTCTGGGTGCTGACTTACTTCGGGGAGGAAGTCGGCGTGATCGAGAAGCTGACGCGAAACTGGAGCAAGCGAGAAGTTCCTGTCTGGCGCGTCTGCTCGGTGCATGGTGAACTCGATTACTGCGGATCGCTGGCCTCTGCCCGATCCCGCCTGATGGAGATGCACCATTGAACCAGCTGGAACACTACAAAGCCGTCAAGGCGCGCCTAGGGCTGCTGCCTCAAACACGCAACACGGTGGCGCGTCCACCAGAACGCAAGGAGCCGCCACAACCGATCAATCCTCCAGAGCCTGAGCCGGAGGTCAAGGCAACATATCAGGAACACCGCGTCGTCAGTCGAGAGCGTGATCGCACGATCACAGTGCAGATGTATCTGGACTGGTATGAGCGCGCAAAACCTGATCCTGTCGAACTGAGCATACCAGCCAGCGCGCGACCAATCGTCAACAAGGTCTGCCGCAAGCACAAGATCACCGTGCAGCAGTTGTTTCTGAGAACGCGGTTGCAGTGCCTCATCATGCTGCGTTTCGAGGTGTACTTCGCGCTGTATGCAAATGGCTTCGGGTTTGCCGAGATCGGACGGATGTTCAAACGGGACCACACGACCGTGATGCACGGCGTGAATATGTGGAAGGAGAGAGAAGGTGGAGAACATACAGACTACATTGCAGACCCGGCAGCAGTCGCACGGAGACTTTCGGCACGTCGCAACAATGTCTCAAAATGCAAAGCGCGTGCTGAAGTCATCGGCTGCTTGGAACGACTTGGAGCCGTGGCAGCAAGAGGCGCTGGAGAGCATCTGCCTGAAGCTGGCGAGGATCATGTCGGGGAACTCCTTTGACGCCGATCACTGGCATGACATCGCTGGCTATGCGTCACTGGTCGTCCGCGAGATCGAGCGCAGGGATGTGGAGTATCAACTAGAAACCGGGATCGCACAGGCAGCAAGGCAGCAAGCGCAATCCATGCAGGAAATGATTAGGGAGATGCCAGATGAGCCGCGTGAATAATCAGCTGCAGCAATTTGTCAGCCGCATCGAGAAGCTGGAGGACGAGAAGGACGACATCAAGCTGTCCATCGCTGACCTCTACACCGAGGTCAAAGCTGCCGGGTATGACACGAAAATCCTCCGCAAGATTGTCGCCATGCGACGGAGGACGCCTGAGCAGCAGAAGGAAGAAACCGCTCTGCTAGTCACATATATGGATGCTCTCGGGATGGACGGGCTGCCTCTGTGGCAGGCCGCAGGAGGCCGGGATGGCGAACATAAGGATTGAGGACGCGCTGAACTTTCTGCGCGACGGCATGTACTCCGGCAAGGACGTGATCGAGTTCGACTATGGAACCGTGCTGGAAGTGTACAACTGCTTCAAGGAGCTGGCGTGGCTGCACAAGCGCATGGAGGCAGAGTTATCAATGTGCCGCAACGACCGCATCCGTGACTATGAGGACCGGCTGCATCGGTTCACGGAGTATCAGACTGCGCTGAAGCAGTATGCCTGCGAGTGCGAGACGCAGTGCGGTGATGAGCTGAAGGATGAGGACTACTGCGGCTGGAAGGCACGGCAACTTGTTGGGGGATGAGATGAAGGTCAAGGAATACAGGGACAATCTGGATAGCACACTGAAGAATCTGAACCGGCAGGATATGTGGGACAAGTGCTTCCTTGTAGCCATGCAGGGGTTGCTATCCAACGCTCCATCGACGCCGCAGGTGCAAGCTGGCATGGCTGCTCAGTATGCGGATGCAATGGTGCTGGAATGGGAGAAGCGCAGATGACTGATGACGTTCAGCTTCACAAATTAGAGGGCAAACAATACGCGCTGGCAAAGGATGTCCAACCGTATTTCGCTGAGCTTGCAAAAGCTAGAAAGCGCATAGAGGCGCTGGAGCGTCTGGAACAACAAATGCCAGCGATCCTCGAATATCTGGAGTCTCAGGCGGACGTGGTGGACGGTGACAACGGCATCCCGCATCCGAACAAGGCGATGACGCTGCTAGTCTGGCTGCGGCATGAGATGGAGAAGAAAGATGAGCGATGATCTTATGAAGCGGCTGCGTGCCCGCATCCACACGCACGTTGACCAGACAAAACTGACGGACGAAGCCGCCGACCGCATCGAGGCGTTGGAAAAGGCGCTCATTGAAATGCGGAATACTGTCTACTTGCATCCAGTCCGCATTGGGGACAGTGAGGCGGAAATAAACGCTTTTTCATTAACGACCAGAGCACTGTTGGAAATCAGCAAGAAGATGAAGGTCATACTTGCTGATGCTTCAGTTAAAGCAATCGACTGACGCACAAGAGCAGGCCGTCCCGAAACCAGCGGTGACTGCTCACTGGCGTCAGGCGTAGGCGCAAAGCAAGTAGAGAGCAACCCGGACCAGTCACAACACGGGGCCGAAATGTCAGCGCCTCCGTCATCCTGCATCGCGCTCTGGTGCAGGTGACACATCTAAACGGGGACCATCATGGAAAAGCCTGAGCTTTTTATTCTGACGAGCGAGGCGCTAGGAGCCGCTGACGCTTACGATATTGAACATACCTTTGCTGAAATGGAGCGAATGGAGATTGCAAAATCTCCAGCGGATCGCATAGCAATCGCAGTCGATCCTCGAATACAGTTGAATAATTTTTTTAGGAACCTTGATACAGTCGGTCCTGAAAAAATAAAAAAATATAAAGAGTTTATTCAGAAAAATCCTCACACATGGGTGTTGATATTCGTCACCTTTAACCCGGCTAACTTAGCCGCTTGTTTTCGTCTTGGGTATATTAACATCAAAACATTTGATTATTTTGTAAACCCAAATGTGCTGGACCCAAAGGTAGCTACGCAGCCAAGGGTGGAAGTTTTTGTGGCTTTTACGCGCGCGTTAATAGTCTTGCTGGCTACGCGCAACGTGGAGAAGCAAAGAGTTCAGAACACAAGCCGGTCTCCATCGGCTAAAAATCGCAAGGCATCAAAAGGCTTTGCTTACACGACGACAATTCGCATTGGGCAGATAACTAAATCCTACGGCTCAACAGACGGAACTGGTGGGCCAAAGCGCCCGCATCTTCGTCGTGGACATGTGCGGCACCAGCGCATCGGAGAGGGACGTAAGGAAACAAAAATGATATTTATTTCTCCCGTGTTCGTGAACGCGGACAAAGGCTGGATCGAGAGCCAGCGGAAGGCTTACGTCCTGAAGGCATAGGGGAGCGCAGATGGAAAGTTGTCTTAGTTGCAAGTTCACGTTGAGTAAGGAAGGCGGGTCGCTGTCGTGCAACAGGTATCCAACGCAGCTGCGGGTTGCCCGGTCGCACTGGTGCGGCGAGTGGAAGTCTGACCCGAACTACGTGATCCCGGTGAAGCGGACGAAGGAGCGCCTGATGAAGCCTGCTGCCGATCTGCTGAAGGATATTGAAAATGCAGAAGGTTGATGACGTGCAGGACATCCTTGCCTTTATGGAATACGAGCGGCTGCGGCAGAACAAGACCAAGCGGCAGTTGTGCAGTGAGGCCGGGTTGTCTTCGATGACATTTAACGCCCTGCAGACGCGGGGAACTGGCGGCACGGTGAAAAGCCTGCTGGCCTTCTGTGATGCGCTAGGCATCGAGATCACCATGCAGAGGAAGCAATGATCCTCGCCGTGGACCCCGGCGCATCTGGCGCGCTGGCTTTCTTCAACCCGGAGGCCGGGACGCTGGAGATCATTGATACGCCAGTCGTCGAGGTGAAACGCGGAACCAAGGTTAAGAAGGAAATCAGTCCGCAGATGCTGTCAGCGATCATCCGGTCGCGGGGGCCGCAGATCGCCATTCTGGAGCTGGTTTCGGCACGTCCGGGCCAAGGTGTGTCAAGTATGTTCCAGTTTGGCCGTGGCGTGGGCATGTACGAGGGCGCACTGGCTGCACTGGAAATCCCGGTGACATACATCACGCCGCTTGGCTGGCAGAAGGCAGTGAACGCACGATCTGGGAAGGATGGGAACAGGCAGCGCGCCGCAGAGCTGTTCCCCGCATACGCTCACCTGTTCGCCCGCAAAAAGGACGACGGGAGAGCAGATGCCGCACTGATGGCATGGTGGGCTGCAACACGATGAGGAGAAGACTATGATTTACGAAACGAAAGAAGACCAAGAGCGACTGCATAATGTCGTGACAAAAATAATGGTGTTGATGCAAAAGCTCGGACCAGAAATGGCTTGCGACGCTATGAACATCGCACATGCAACAGTCATTATGTTCGCAACAAGAAATCAAAACGATGCCTTAGAGGAATTAAGCAGTTCCGTTGAGAAGATGGTTCATCTGTTGGACACGTATCCAGAAAACTCAGAGTGCCACTGGGAACACGAAGACTGACGGCCACGGGGGTGGACCATGCAAAACGATTACTTCAGCATCGAGGCTCTATCTGCGTCTGGTGCAAAGGAGCTGCTGCGATCACCGGCTCACTATCGGCACTGGAAAGACAATCCGAAAGAGCCCACTGCCGCAATGGTTTTTGGCACACTGGTGCACGCGCTGATCTTGGAGCCGGAGCGCCCGATTGAAAAGGTCGTCTCGATCAAGCAGCTGAACTGGACGACCAAGGAAGGAAAGGCTGAACGCGAGCAGCTGCAGAAGCTCGGGCTGCCAATTGTCAGCCAGCAGGATGCAGATAGGGCGCGGCTGGTGCGAGACGCCGTGTTCGCCAATGAAGAAGCGGCTGACCTGCTGACCGATGCCGTCTGTGAGAAGTCGTACACATGGACGGGCTACTCGGCTCGCGTGAAGTGCAAGGCGGGCGTGGATGCCGTGACGCCGCGTGGCATCGTGGACATCAAGACTACCATCGACGCATCGCCAGACGGGTTCGCCAGACGCATCCGCAGCCTGAACTATCATCTGCAGGCGGCGCACTATATCGACGGACTGTCGAACGTGGACGGAGTTATGCACAACTTCACGTTCATCGCTGTCGAGACGTTCCCACCATATGCTGTGGCCTGCTACCAGCTGGACCGCAATGCCTTGTCTGCTGGCTATGCAGCTATGGATCGGGTCGCAAAGGTTTACGCAGACTGCCTTGCTTCAGGAAGCTGGCCTGCGTATCCGTCGAGGTCCACTGTTCTTTCACTGCCGCACCTGTCCGACATGGACATGGTCAGCGTGGACGCAGAGGACTTCGACTAACCCTGCTGTCGGGGGGACAGCAAACTCTGAAAACTGGAAAACGAGGTAGACATGGAAAACGCAAACACACGCATGGTCATCCGCAATGTGCGCCTGACCTACATGCACATCCTTGAGCCGCGTGCTGCTGCTGAAGGTGCTGACCCGAAGTACAGCCTCACGATGCTCATCCGTAAGGATGACAAGGAAAACATCGAGGCCATCAAGTCGGCGATCAAGGCGGCCATCGGCAAGAAGTTCGGTGACAAGCCGCCGAAGGGACTGCGAAACCCGCTGCGCGATGGCGACGAGGTGGACGGTGAGACTGGCGAGCGGATGAAGGGCGGTGAGTTTGAGGGCTGTTACTACCTGTCAGCCAGCAACAAGAAGCCGATCAAGCCGGTCGTCGGTAAGGCCAAGTCGCCTGCAACAGCCGATCATCTTGTGAACGGGTACTACGGCTGCGTCGGCGTCAACTTCTACGGGTATGACGCGGCTGGCAACCGTGGCGTGGCTGCCGGGCTGAATGATCTGTGGATCACCAAGAAGGGTGATGCGCTGGCCGGTGCGTCCGTGGACTGGGGCAACGTGGAGGCCGATGACTTCGGCAGCACGGCGCTGTCCGGCTCGATGGATGACGAGGACGTATTCGCCTGATGAAGCAA